TTACTATTATATGCGACATCTGCTGCCACGGTATAAACATGCCCAGTACCTAATTGAACAAAATCACCAGTGCGGAATTTGTATCCACTGGCAGTCAATGGACTTGCAGTCAATGTTATGGCATTGCTGCCTTGCGCCCAACTTGCTGTAAAACCTGTCGTATTGGCACTGTTACCTTGATAGTTGTTTAACCAACTGGTATAACCTGTGTTTGACATTTGCACAGTAGCAGGAGTGAATCTATCTGCGGCATCTAATGCCTCAATATAGTTTCTTGTCTCGCTCCAAGGCATGCCATCTGGTAAACGCACCTCAAAACGCCATACTTGTCCACCACGACTAATTGTTCTAACTGTTTGGTCACGAGTCTGTGTCATGGCCACAACTGCTCGTTTATTAACACCGATACTATTTGCTTTATCAAATACCCATTGAAATGCGGTAGTTGTCATTATGCTGCTCCTGGAATAGATTTACGCCCTTGCAATGTTAGAGCATATAAGAAACTTGGGTCTCGTGCCAACATGCTTTTGAAACTTGCGGCATCAACTGCATTGATGTTGTATGTGACATTAGTGCCAACGCCCAATTGGTTGTTGGGAGTGATTGTGCCTCCGCCTGCTGGTGTAAAGATCTCTGGGCCTCGCTCGCCAACAATAATTGGAGCATTACCAGCAACAACACCACCTGATGCAAAGCCAAACAACTTCTTAACACCACTGAATAATGATGTCATGCCGCCACCGTTGCCTGCACCCATGATGTTGGCAGCAACCATGCGTAATTGAATACGCAGAATTTCTTCAAGAATAGTTGCAGTCATATCTTGGAATGACAATTTGCCTGTCTTGGCAAAGTTAACAAATGCATCTTCCATGCCTTGAGTGGCCTTTTCAAATATTGATTTGCTGGCATTGGCTGCATTAGTAGCATCTTCAACATATTGATTAAATGCTGTACCCCAACCAGTTTGCCATTCACGGCTGGCTTTGATTTGATCTTGTGTGCCTTTGCGAATCTTATCGTAGGCTTTATCAATACCAATGATGTACTTTTGTATTTCGCCATCATTTAATAATTCTTCATCAGTGATGTTTGTGCCAAGTTGAGCACGACGCTTTTCCATGGCCAATTTAATATATTGATCTTGTTCTTTTTGTAACGCAATCAATTTACGCTCATCGGCTGTGGCAGTGATGTTTTCAATATCATGGACAATATTTTGATATTCATATTGAACCTTGATTTGATCTTCCATTAACTTCAACTTCATTTGGTCAACGCTGATAGCACTTTGTCTGCGTGCCGCGGCTGCACCTGCATCTTCTGCATCTACCTTTTGTAATTCTCTTAAGGTCTTTAATTGTTGTTCTAATGCACCAACAGTTTTACTACTTTGATCGCTTGGTGTAGCATTTTTCGCAGCCTGTAATTTGACTGTGACTTCTTCAATCTTACGACCATACTCATCAAACACACGAAGGTATTCATTTGTTCGTGCAATTTCAATTTCGCCTGCACCCACTGCTTGGCGACGCACATTAATCATGTTGATTTGTGCTTGAATATTATGTATGAATGCTTCAGTTTGTTGTCTAATGGCAGCATTTTCACGGGCTGTGGCATCATAAACTTCATTGGCAGCGCGACTGCTTTCCTTGTCAGCATTGGCTTTGTCTTTGGCTGCTTGTTCTGCTTCTTTGTGTTTTTGTGTATTGCTTTCTAAGGCACTGTCCACAAGTTTAGTAACGCCAAAATAGGCAGCGGCAGCAACTGCAATTTTCAATAACAAACTTAATATGGCACCTAGGCCTGTAGCGTTGGCAGCGGCTGCTTCACCAACAGCAAATGCTTTCAATGCCACTGTGGCACCTGCTATGGCTTCGGCCAATGTTGTAAATGCCATGGCATATTCAATGACTCGACCAGCAAGGCCAAATGCTATAACTGCACCAATGGCTGCGGCAAGTTTTCTAATTGTATCAATAACATCTTCAACAGTGGGTTTAAACTGTGTAAAGGCCTGTAACAAAGGTTCAACAACAGTTAGAGCACCAATTTTAAAAGTTGTCATGTCAACTTGTAATTGTTGGAATGCCTTTGCGGCAACATCCAATGTTGGCCCAAACTCATCCCACTTGCCTTTGTTGGCATCAAGTAATGCTGCCACTTCCTGTAATGGAATACCACGGAATGACTTTGATAATAATTCAACTTCAATTCTGTTGCGTTCGGCACTTGGTGGCAATGCAGCCAATGACTTGATTGTTTTCTCAAACAACTGTTGGTCATCATACTTCTTGAGATCACCTAATGTAATACCAATGCGTCTAAATGCTTCTTGTTGTGTGTAACCACCTTGGCGTGCTTGGTCCAACTTCATGTAGAACATTTCAATACCAAGGCTGGCTGCGCGAGCAGTGCCACCTGCTTGCATTACAGCACTTTGTAGTCCAACTAACTCACCAGTAGTATAACCTGTGGCTTTGGCAGTTTGACTAATTGTGTTGGCCCATTCAGCCATGTCAGCAATTGCTTTGACACTGAATGCTCCTAGTATTGCTGTGCTTAGGCGTGCAAATGCACTACCCAATTGATTGGTGCTGTTGTTTAAATTATTAGTGCCATTGCCCATTTCAGCCATTGCTGTTTTATAGTCATTGCTGAATTTGTTAATAGCATCACGGGCACGATTCAGTCCCCGATTGTATTCACTGTCATCTAAGCCTAGGCTTACATTTACATCATTATTGGCCATTTATCGTCCTGCCTTTTGTGCTAATTGTTTTAATAGTTTACGGGCAAATGCCAAAGTTGGTTTGGTCATACCTTGTGGTGCTTGCGTACTACCACGCATTTGTCCATCGCGATAACCACGACCGGCTTCCAGCACACCTGCGTATGCATAGTCGGCAGTGATCTTTTTGCCTTGTAACTTTGTATTGCGTCTTGCGTTGCCTCGATCTATAGGAGTATTCTTTACAAACTCATTATAGATTGGAGGAATGGCTTGATTACCAATGTCACGCATCTTGCCTAACTTTTGTAAGATTTGTTGGTTGTCAATTTGAATCTTTAAATTCATTTCATTTCCTAACTTCAGCCAACATGGCCATCATTTCCTCTTGCGACAACTCTGGTGCAGCAGGTAATTTACCATCTGCAATATCTCTCTGTCTTTGCATAAATCTTGTGGATATATCAAGGACTTGAAGATCAAGAGTTGTTGCTCTTGCTAACGCTTCACTGGGTAAACAATTATATCTATTGGCGAGTGTATCCAAAGTCACTATCATCATTACTTCACGACTTTGCCAGTTATGATTCCCGCCTATTATTTTCCCAATGTTTCTGTAATCTTAGCCATGGCAGTCATTAATACTGGACCCGGCAATACTTGGTCATCAGTAATAATTTCCTTGCCCTCTTCATCTAAGATCATTGTACGAACTACATCTAACATTTTGCCAGCATCGCCTGTGTCAAGGCTTGCTAGTTTCATGAAGATGCCCAGTGGCTGTCGGTCCCAAGTCCAAAACTCGATAGGCTCGCCAGCCGAAAATTTTGCAGTTAGTTCTGCGTCATCTATTGTAATTTTGATTACAACTCATTGACGACTACAATTAAAAAATTGAGTCTCTTCTTGGCCTGGTCTATGTCACCTTGGGCACAGTTAATCTCATTCTTGGCTTTGGCAATTTCACCAACAAGGCTCAAGATTAATTCCTTGTCTGTCTTTGTATCTATTAAACTCATAGTCTATACACCTTTATAATATTTATACCCAATAAGATAGGGCCTTGTGGGCCCTATCATTAACAACTTAATCTCTCGATTAAGTGTTGCTGAATTCACCAGTGACATCAAGTGTCATTGGTGTCAACCATACAGGCTGAGCAGCAGTGATCTTTGGCGACAAGCCAGAGACATAAGCGTTACCACTGATAGTGCGTGTGCCCATGTTAAGGCTGAAAACAACCTTAGTCTTGGCACGGCTCATACCGATGATACCTAATTTCGCTGCGCTACCTGATGTTGCGCTGGCATTACCGAAGAAACTAGCATCATCAACAACAATGTTGGTTGTGATACTGTTTGTAGCAAGTGTTGCTACCTTCAATTTTGCTGAACTGTCAAGTTGTTCCCAAGTAAAAACATCATTAGCATTACTGATAGTGACATCCTGAAGACTTGGAACAACCAAATTGCCAGATACTGT